CATCCCGTTGCCGATCCTAACGATGAATTTTCGCCGGCCAGATCGGAGGACCCATAACGATCACAGGAGAAGCCCCAACCCCGTTCAGAAGCTAGGATCCGAAGGGGTCTTGAGCCGCCTCTAAAGCAGGATTGGTTGCGCTGCTTAAAATCAGATGGGTTGCCCATTGGTACCCATCATACGTGTAAAACGTGTCGGGCCTGTTACCCACGTAAGTCTCGATCCGCCACACTTTGGGGTCGATCCGGCGAACCAGACTGACACAGCCATTTATGTAGCAGTCCGGCGACGCGCCCTATCCTGGTGTGGAAGTTGTACGCAATGCTGCGAATGCTACAACCGAGTTCGCTTACCCACCGAGAACCTTCAAACAGCTTTTCCAGCCGCTTTTTCAGCTTCGGATTAGCGATTTTCGGCATCGGGTGATCCCTGAACAGCTTTTCCAGTTGGGGGCTAGCCATGAGCTCCTCCTTGTGTTTGCAGTTTGCAATTTTGTTTGCACGTCAAATACGCATCAAACCCGCATGGCATAGGCATAAGTTAAAAATGTTGGCATGTTTGCAGCGGGACTCATTCCAAAAAACCGTTGCCTTATTTTATTCTTTTCTCTCTTACTCCCCTCTCTCTACTCTCTCTCTACTCTCTCCTCTATTATCCATATAGAATGGGCATAAGTCGGTGTTTGCATAGGTTGCAAACAACTGCAAACATGCCAACACCGGCTCTGCTAATCCTCGTCGCCCATTTCTATGATAATCAAAGTTCCATCCGGTTCTAACCGTAGCAGGCCAATCCCGATCATCTCGGCGACGATTTCTTTGATGTCCTTCGCTTTGAGGTAACGCCCGAGCCGTTGCTGGAGATAGCGAATGTCAACCTTCTTGTTCTTCAACCTACCGGTACGGATGCGATCTAAGATCCGCCTGATCCACCGGCTGCGCTCGGTCTCGGGCAAGGTATTCCGCGTATTTGCGTAAAGCCGTTCCCCAGCAAGCTGTGCGATGCCAGCGCCCCAATAAACATCACCCACATCGATTGTAGCGGACTGATACCGGTCACCAGCTGCCCGGATGGTGGCGAGGCGGATAGCAGTCTCAGCGGCGCGAGCGAAGAAGGGATCTAAATCAGGCTCCTGATTAGTACGGTCGTAAACCATGTGGGCAAAGTCGAGATATTCCCTCCGGGCTACATCATTCGCCCAAGCAAGCTGGGTAAACTCCTGCTCGATCGGCAGCTTGATATTGATGCATTCGACCTCGGTACCGTACCAGCGGTAGAGCATGCGACACCTGTTCGCGAGCTCAGGTGGCACCTCCCTGGTCGGCAACCGCGGCTCCGTATCCTTGGTCCGCAACCTCGAGCTCAGCACCAAGAAGCGATTGATCAAGCCGTTGTCGATCGACTCCCCTTGTAGCGCCTGAAACAGCTCGTCAGGCGTGCTGGTGCCAAAGATGCTCAGACTAGGGGTATGCACTTGCTCAGCTTCGCGATCAGCCCATTCCGGCATCGGCGCTACCGCGAATGAGGTACCCCACAAGTTGCGCAAGGTGCTGGAGATCTCCCGCTCATGCCCGGAGGCGCCCTTGGCCGTGACCTTGGCGAGGAAGGCACCAATCTCGTCGGAGCAGCACAGCGACAACGGCTTGCGCATGACGAAATTGCACAGCGCCGACGCCGACATAAAGCGACCGGACCCGATATGCTCCCGCGCGCCGGCGGCAATCAGCAGCTCACTGATACAGTTAATCGGGTGTTGCTTACGGGCGCCGGTCGGCGCGACCGCGACGGTGTAGAGGTGGGTCGCTGACCAGGTCGGGCCCGCGACGCGGCGGCCGATCAGGGTGCCGACCAGCGGGATGGCGGCCGCCAGGGCGAGCACGCGGTTGGGGCGGCGCGCGGTCGCCAGGATCCACTCGATCACCTCGCCCACCACGCCCGGCACGTTGCGGGTGTAGGAGTCGAGCTCGTCGATCGGCGCCGTCGGCTCGAGCGCGGATGCTGGCTCCGCGATCGGCTCTTTGACCGGCTCCTTGGGCTCCTCGGTGACCGACTCCGCGATCGGCTCCTTGGCCGGCTCCTTGGGCTCCTCGGTGGCCGGCTCCGCGATCGGTTCAACCGCAATCGGCTCGGCTATCGGCGCCGCCGGCGTTTGGCCCAGCACGGCGGCCGCATCGACGAGCTGGATCCGCTCGCCGGCCCAGCCGGTGTGGTCGCTCAGGAACTTGAATGCGGTGTCGAGATCGCAGTCGTCCGCCGCCATGACCAGGTCGAGCGGCGTGTAGGTGAAGCCGCTGCCGCCGTCGCGGCCGTCGCCGAAGTCCTTGATGCCGGTGGGATGGATGGAAAGATTGCACTTGCGCAGCTCGAGCGCCCGCCCGGTCGAGCTCTCGCGCCAACGCGCGACCGCCGCATAGCCGCCGGTGTCCGACCGCCGCCGGCACTTGTAGAGGCCGAGCTTCGGCACCCAGCGATCCAGGTGCTCGAGCGCGAACTCGTTGAGCTGCCGATGCGGCGTGAGCTCCCTGTCGTCCGCGTCGAACGCGGCGGCGCCGCCATTACCGATATTGCCCGCCTTGACGGATTCCGGCTTCCAGCCGAGCGGCCCGAGCGCGGCGTCGATGGCGGCGATCACGTCCGCCGGCAGGAGCGGCAGATCCTTGGGATCGAAGGCATCGAGCGGCGGGCCCACCCAGCGATACGGCAAGCCGGTCTTCTCGTGGATGGTCGGCGGCAGCACCGTCTGCCGGCCGTCGGCAATGATGTCGCAGACCCGCCTGCCGGCGATGTTCCATGAGCGCGAGCTGACGATGTCGGGGCCGTAGTAGAATCCGGTCTCGCCCTTCTGCCCGATCTTCTTGACCGGCGTCGGCGGCAGCACATTGGTGATCGCGGTCTTGATGGCGTCGCCGTCGGTGTCGATGTCGACGCCCACGAGCCCGTGCGAGGACTTGCCGCCGACCACGCCGATGCCGGTGTCGCCCTTGCTCCAGGTGGCGAGATCCTCGGCGCTAGGCTGGTGCCCCAGATAGCGCTTCTGCCAGCCTGGTAGCGGCACCCAGATGCCCGCGCAGAAGAACCCGGGCGCCTTGCTGCCGGCGATGATCGGAATGGCGCCGTAGCCGCGCTTGATCAGCGGCGGCGCGTATTCGGCGTAAGCTCCCATCTGCACGCCCTCCTCAATATGGAATCGAGTCGTTGATCGGCGGCGGCGGTGTCGGCCGCACATTGATGCGATTCATGTTGCGATCGAACTCGCGCACGTCGCCGTTCTCGAGCTCGACGCGATAGGCGACGATCTCCCAATACTTGCCCGCCGGCGCGACCTGGATGTGCGTCACCGGCAGCAATTCGTCCTGCCGCTCGAGCGCTTCGTTAACGGTGCGTGGCGGAGACTCGCCGCCGGTCATCTGCCGCCACCACTTCTCGGCAAAGAGCCGCGGCCAATCCTGGTGCTCGAGACAGACCCACTTACTGTGGCGCTCGAAACCGCACTGGTAGCTCACCCGCAGCGAGGGCGTGGCTTTGGCGTGGTAGAAGCAGTTGACGTCCTCGACCTCGATCCAGTCCGAGCGCTTGCGCTGGCTGGCTAGGATCTCCACCGTGTCGGCGATCGCGTTGTGCGAGATCTCGCGGCCCGGAAACACGTGGCCGCAGCAAGGGCACTCCTTGACCGCCAGCATCACGATCTCGCGGCACGTCGGGCAGGTCTTGACCGGCGCCTCGCCCTTTTGGCGCACACGATCGGCAAGTTGGATATCGACGCTGTCGACTGGCCCGTGACGCCGCACGTTGCCGGCGAAGTCTAAGATCAGGCAGTCCTTTTTCCCGTCCGCCTTGCGCGTCCCGCGACCACATTGCTGCACGTAGAGCCCGGTCGAGCATGTCGGGCGCAGCATCGCGATCATGTCGACGAGCGGAACGTTGAAGCCGTAAGAGAGAACCATCACGCTGACCAGCGCAGTCAGCCGCCCGGCGCGGAAGTCCTCGATGATGCGGTCGCGCTCGTCGGCCGGCGTCTCACCGAGCACCATCTCGGCGTCGACGCCGCGGGCACGGAGCTCGTCGCGCACCATCCCGGCATGCCTGATGCCGACGCAGTAGACCAACCAGGCGCGCCGGGAGCCCTTGTAGCCGGCGATCTCGTTGCAGGCGCGCACGACGATATCGCCCCTGGTGGCAGCGGCCTCGAGCTGGTCAGCGATGAACTCACCGCCGCGCTTGCCGACGCCGGAAACATCGATGGTCGAGTAGGTCATCTTCGACGACAGCGGCGATAGCCAACCGTCGCGGATGCCATCAGCGATGCCGTAGTTGTAGACGATGCTGTCGAAGACGCGGTCTTCGCCTTCACACAGATGCCCGCTGTCGAGGCGATAGGGCGTCGCGGTCAGCCCGGCGACCCGCAGGTCGGGCACGAGCTCGCGCAGCGTTTCGATGGTCGCGCGGTACATGCCCTGCTCGTGATGCGGGATGAAGTGCGCCTCGTCGATGATGATGAGGTCGCGCGCACCGATCGCCTTGGGATTGCGATAGATTGAGTTGACCAGGGCGAACAGGATCTGCGCATCGGTATCACGCTGACCCAGCCCCTCGCAGTTGATGCCGATCGGCGCATCGGGCCAGATCTTCAAGAGCTCGGTGATGTCTTGATCGATCAATTCGCGATTGGGTGCGGTGATCAGCACCCGCATGTTCGGGTGATCGGTCAGCAGC